TCAATGCCCATCTGGGCTTACTGCACACACGCGTGTGCAAAGGACAGCACTAATGACTATCAACCAAATGAAAGAACAGCGGACAAAGCTGATTACCGACGCACAGAAGCTCGTGCTAGGCGATTCCGTGACCGCTGAGCAACGTGACCAGGCTAACCGCATGGTCAAAGATGTAGAGCAGCTAGAGCAGGACATCGCTACCGCTGAGAAACTTGAGAAGTACGAAGCTGAGACTCGTGAGACTGTACGGCCCCCGCGTGGAACTCCGGCTGCGTCTGAAGCTGAGACTCGCGAGAAGAGCGACCGTGAAGTTCGCGCTTTCGAGCGTTATATCCGCACTGGTGAAAAACGTGACTTGACCACCACCTCTACAGGTGCGGTTATTCCACAGCTCTTCAATCAAACAATCATAGATGCTCAGAAGCTCATCGGTAACACGGTAAGCATCGTTGGTAAGAAGGTCACCAACAACAACGGCGCACCAATCAAGGTCGGTATGTCGAATGACGTAGGGAACACACTCGTCACGATTACAGGCGGCGAAGGTACACAGTTGACTGACACCGATCCTACATTTTCTGGTTTCATTATGAACACGGACACCGTGGCCACTATGGTCAAGGCGTCATTCCAAGAACTCGAAGATGCATCGTTCGATGTGGCTTCATGGATTAAGCAGAAGTTCGCAATGCGGTACTACCGTGGTCTGGAATACCTCATTACCAATGGTAACTCTAGCAATGTTGCTTCTATCGTAACTGGTGCAACTCTAGGTGGTACCACTGCTGCATCCGGCACAGTCGCTTTTGACGACCTCAACCTCGTTTACAGCGCACTTGATCCAGCGTATGAAGGCAATGCTTCGTGGGTGATGAGTTCCACCACCCGCGCTCTCATTATGGGACTCAAGGACACACTAGGCCGTCCGATCTTCATCCCGAATCCTTCTTCGGGTGTGTTGGACCATCTGTTTGGGCGTCCCATTGTTCTCAATCAGCAGCTTCCAAGCGCCTTCGTCGCTGGCAATACAGGAATCCTGTACGGAGATTTTGAGCAGGGTTACTTGCTCCGCACCGATGGTGATTTAAGTATTCGGCGCCTGGACGAGAGGTACGCGGATTATCTTGAAGTAGCGTTTTTGGCGTATGGACGCGTAGGGGCAGCCAGCACGGACGCTGGGACTCATCCGATTCTCAAGCTGGCAACCCATTCGTAAACAACCTTAACAACCTTGGAATGGGCGGGTCGAAACTGGGCCGCCCTGCCCAACTTATCTAAAGAGACACCATGCACATTCGCATCACACGTTCCTTCCTATCTGAGCTATCGCCCCGTCCGCTCATCACCGGCGAGTTACTGGACATTGCAGATGACATCGCTAACAAGTGGATCGCCGAAGGCAAAGCTCAACTCTGGACACTTACTGGCTCACCTACATTCATTCCTCCAACTCCGCCGAAGTCAAAGCGTGAGAAAGCTGTCCGAGCCTAAATAATATGACTGGCCTATCCTTACAACTCGTAACACCGCCTGTAGCTGAGCCGGTCACGCTTGCACAAGCTAAGCAGCAATGCAGGGTGGACTTCACGGATGACGACGCTCTGTTCGCTGTCTATATCACAGCAGCGCGTCAATACTGTGAGCGTTATACTCACCGCGCTTTTTTCAATCAAACATGGATGCGGACGCTGGACTTCTTCCCGCTCTCATGGGGTGAGGAAACGCTGAACCCTGCTGCACGTTCCGACTACCCATTCTTCTTCTGGGACAGGCTCACGATTGACATGCCGCGTGCAAGCCTCGTCTCCGTCACTTCCATCACTTACGTTGACGGCACTGGCACAACACAGACGCTCGACCCATCTGCCTACAACGTGGATACAACATCCACACCCGGTCGCATTGCTCCATCGTGGGGCAACATCTGGCCAGAGACTCCTAACTTCATTCCCGGCTCCGTCAAGATTACTTTCGTCGCTGGCTCTTTCGGTGACGGCGTAGAGGTCAACAACTGCCCACAAACAGTTGTCATGGCAATCCTGCTGCTTGTCTCGCACTGGTATGAACATCGCGAAGAGGTGTCGGAACTCAGCCTCAAGAACATCCCGTTGGGTGTAAATGCCCTACTCGATACAGAGCGGATTCGCATGTTTAGTTATCGGTAAGGTGGCGACATGCTAAGTGGCAAATTAAATCGCCGGATACAGATTCAGTCGCAAACCACGACGCAGGACTCGTTTGGTCAAGAGTTGCAAACGTGGACGACGGTCTATACCACATGGGCAAGCATCGACATTCAGGCTTCACAGCTTCTCTATTCGACTGCTGAGTTTATGTCGAAGGTCACTCACAGAATCACATGCCGGTGGACATCTTCCGTAGTCATTGCTGCCAACCAGCGCATTGTCTACACGGAAGCAACAACGGGCGTAGATCACACCTATGAGATTCAGGCTGTACTCAACACGAAGCAGCGCAACCGTGAACTCATTCTGATGTGCTACGAGCTTGATGGAGTGGAGTAAATGATCGAGACAGTTTTCCGCTCAGCACTCACCTCCGCTACATCTGTCACAGCAATCGTTGGCACCCGGATATATCCGCTCGTGTTGCCCACAGACCCCACTCTGCCAGCTATCGAATTCACGTTTGTTGCCGGGCTGAACATCCCGACCATGGACAGCATGGGCGTGCAGAAATACCGCGTAGAGGTCAACTGCTGGGGCGACACATACGACGATGCTGTGAGTCTCCGCTACGCGGTAGTCAAAGCACTCTCTGGGTATACGTCGGGAAATTCATCTATCCAGTACCTCATGCCGCAGGACGACTTCGATGACGACCTGCTTCAGTACCGTGCGACGGCAGAGTTCTACGTCTTCGACGGATTGCAGTAAGCAACAACCACTTCAAAAAACAACACAGGAGAATTACCAATGAGTCAAGCCGCCACTAAAGCGCAAGCAACTGCCGTTGGCACCGTCATCGAGATAGGCGGAGTCACTGGCTCAACAGGAACAGAAACATTTACACCAATCGGCGCAATCACAACCGCTAAGGTTAGCGGCCTCAAGGTCGGTGTAACCGATGCCAGCACCTTCCTTGCAAACGTCAAGCGCAAGCTCGGTACGCTTGTGGACTACGGCACTGTCACGCTTACTACGCTCCGTGTCAGTAATGACGCTGGGCAAGCTGCTGTCGTTGCAGCCGCCGCGACCGCACAACTTTATGACTTCAAGATTCAATTGCCGATTAACACTGCTGCTGGTCAAACAACCACTGGTGACTTGATTGCTTTCTCAGCCATCGTCACTGAGGCGGGTGGATTTGACTTGGATCTGAACAAGCAGCCCGACTACACTTTTTCGCTTGAAATCGACGGAGCCTGGACTGTAACCGAAGGGGCATAACTAAATGTCCAAAGTAGCCAAGAACCCTGCTATAGACCCGACCCTGCCTAAAGTGACTATTACTTTGGGCGTTGTCGAGTATCACCTATGCTTCACCTTTGGTGCTCTTGCAACCGCCGCTGCAAAACTCCGGCAAGCTGGAATCACTTGCAATCTGCTGCACGCCCTGGACCTCTCCAACATGGACGCGGATCGTGTTGTACCCCTGCTCTATGCGGCACTTATCACGCACCAGCCATCCATTACACCAGAAGAAGTTGCAAAGCTCGTGACCTTCCGCAATCTCGGCAGTATCTTCGAGGGTATTGCCAAGGCTTACGGTGACTCACTTGCTGAGCCAGAGCCGAGTGACCCAAAACAAGAGCCACAGGGTTAGAGCTAAGTTCAGAAACTCTGTGGCTGCACTTCTGGTCTGTTGCGAGATATGACCTCCATCTATCCAATAAAGACTTTTATGCACTAACACCACGTCAATTCGATGCCTTGTTAAAGCGAAAAAGAGTCGAGACGGTCGCTAATGAGTTCATGCATGCTCAACTAACAAGTTGGATTGCGAATACGGGATTTAAATCATGTGAAAAGCCCACCAAGCCACAAGATTTTATGCCTAGTGAATGGCATAAGACTAAAGCCACTAAACCAAAGCGTCCACGCATGACAAAGAAACGCCGTGAAGCTATTGCAAATGGTATACGCATGATGTTTCCCAACCTCAATAAGAAGAAATAATGCCAGATGGAATCAGTATCGAGGTTACGGGACTGAAAGAGTTGCAGCTTAAACTGGATGCTCTCACAACAAAGCAAGCCAACCTCTGCATCCGTAAAGCTCTCAGAGCGGGCGGACTTATTGAAAAAGCTGCGGTAGAGGAACGCGCCCCTGTCAAAGATGAACCGGGTGGGTATCTTCCGGCTGGGGCACTCAAGGCGGACATCATTGTTCACACCACGAAGGATGAGCAGGGGGCTATCTCCGCAATCGTTGGCCCCGGCAAGCTCACCGCTCACGTCGCACGTTGGGTCGAATATGGACACCGAATGATACGCGGTGGGCGCTCTCGACTGTTACCCAATGGAAAGACTAGAGGACCGGGTAAGCAGATTGGATTTGTAGATGCACACCCATTCATCCGTCCCGCGTATGAAGCTACTCGCCAAGAAGTAATATCCACCATCTGCACCACACTTACCACTGAGTTAGAAAAGGCTGGAAATACCAAGGGAACTACCTAACATGGCTGAAGCTGCTGGCAACATCAATATAGTTTTATCCGTCAATAAAGCCAACTACACGGCTGCGATGCAAGAGGCACAGCGTCAGCTTGACGTGTTCTCTGGTAAGACTAAAGCTGCCGGTGCTGCAACTGTGAGCAGCATGGTTGCCGGGAGCTCTGCGGTGAAAGAATTAAGTGGCCACTGGGAAAACAATACCCGTGGTGCGGTCAAGTTCCTATCTACACTACCCGGTGTCGGCAAGGCACTTCAAGCTGCATTTCCACTCATCGGAGGACTTGCATTCGCTGGATTAATTGCTGGTATTGGCGAAAAGGTTGTTGACTTTATCAGGAAAGTCAACGCGATGCCCAAGGCTCTCGCCGATGGCTTTACGGCGATGAACTTGGCACAAACAAGTTCCAATGATGCAATGCGCATCGCCAATGATCGCCTTGATGACCAGATTGCCAAGCTGGAGCATCGTCCTCAAAACGTCGTTAAGGACGAGCTGGATGAGGCCCGCAAGAAAGCCGACGATCTCGCTGAGTCACTGGGTAAGGATTCAAAAGCATTCGCCGAGTTGATGAAGGCGAACTCAAACGGGATTGCTGAGCAGCTAATTGGTAAGGCTTCGACCAAGGATGTGCAGGATCAAATCAATAGTTACTGGACTGAGATGGCTCGTCTGGCCAACCAGAAGGTGATCGCCCTACACGCTGGGGATCAAAAGAGTGCGGACGCAATCCAGACGCACATGGACACCTTCACCGCCGGTGAGAAGACCCGCTTGGCATCGGATGTAACCGCACGTAGCGGCAACGTCTCGCTCCCCGGAGGCCAGGGTGCGACCTACGCCCAAGTCTATGGAGACCAATCACTCAACATAACCGCTGAGCAGGCTTCGCAGGCACGGATCGCAGGCAATGAAGACACAGCTTCCCTCGCGAAGGCCAACGAGACAGGGACCGGCAAACTGAAGGGATTGCAAGACGCGAAGGATGCGACTGCACAAGCTAAGAAAGCTGCCGAGCAAGCTACCGCTGCACAGATGAAGGCTTACGATGCCGGACTCGCCAAGCTGCGCCAAGCTCACAGAGTTGGAGTCAGTGAGGAAATTGACTACTGGAAGAACATAATTGACTGCTCTGTTGTTGCTGCTACCAACTATCAGACTATCTATGACAAGATCGGTCAGTTGAACCAGCAAAAGATCGCTGACGATAAGAAGACCGCCGACTATGCAGCCGAGTCAATTAAGAAGCAGACCGATGCGTATGCACGGATGGCCGCTGCTCAAATTGAAGCTCAACAGAAAATGGCTGACTCATCCGCTGTCTTAGCCGATGCTCAAGGCAAGCTCTCAGAAGCGCAGCAGAAGAATGCCATTACCTCACGGGAACAGATCACTGCCCACGACTTATCTACTGGAGCTATCAGCAAGTATACCGCTGCGACTCAAGAGGCTAGTGAGCACGCAGACGCGTTTCAAAACATGCTTGATAAGCTGGCCGCTGATAAGAAGACCAATGATGCCAAGATCGCTGCTGAGAATGATGCCTATAACAAGCGCAAGAATGAATCCTATGATGCCTCCGCCCATGGCGGGATGACTTACACGGACTATCAGAATCAACTCGCCACAGAGCATCAAACAACCTTAAACACCCTCAACGCAAAAGGCACTGATGTAGATG